GGGGCAGTTCGTGTTCCCTTCACGTGTGTTTTAATTAACATAGTGGTTGCCCACATTAGGTAACTATGCACAGTGGAGTTCACGAGTTGGGTAGTAATTCTATCTAAGCCAGGACATGCGTCCACCAATCAACTGGGCTTTGCCCATGATCCTTGGAGCATTATATGACCGCATCTCGATTCCGCGAACGCACAACAACACCTTCAACTCAACGTGTTTGGGTCAATTATGACTCAATACACGAAGGCGAAGGGCTTGTCGACACTTATGATGGTCCGGAGTTTACTACGGACACCCACTATGAGTCGATGACTGATGTCGTGACCCCTAACTACTCGGGTCGCATCGCGCGAGGTGAGATCATTAATAATCCTTGCTCTTATCTAACTTACTCCATGAGTGATTCTGGAAACTCTGATGCGGAATTTACGCATAACACAGGGTCTCAAGGATCGTATAAACTCACGGGTCCAGTTACACAGTACAGAGGCGGTGTCCTACCGCCCCCTGCCCTGAGTAGCGTTGTGCTAAAGGAGGCTCATCAATCAGCCATGGCTTACGCCATTGCCCAGATTGATTCGTCTGAGTTTAGCTTCGGTGAAGACATTGCGGAGATTAGAGAAACCCTAGGGTTCCTTCGAAATCCAATCAAGTCGTTAACCGATATTTCGCGTCGGCACAGTAAGCATGCAAAAAAGGTCTCCATTAAAAACGGGGTCTCTATTGCGCAAGCTATGTCTGATACGTACCTTACGTACCGCTTTGCCTATACACCGGCGGTGAGAAGCATGTCTGATGCTATGACGGCCTTGGCCTATCGTAGTATCGAGCGCAGCGACCCACCCCGGCTTACGGCACGCGGCCACGCGAAAGTAAGTTTACCTGTCGAAAATGGAACACTTGATCTCGCACCATTCGGTTTTAAAACAACCGCTTCTGGTGAGCTATCAGTCCGTGCGCAGATCTTGTACACGGGTTCCGGTATCGACAAGAATTCTAAGCTTCAACAGTTAGGATTGAGAGCTAAAGATATACCTGAGACTATATGGGCAGTCATGCCCTACAGCTTCATGGTAGACAGAATTTGGAATGTATCCCAATTTATTCGGGGCATTACAAACCTGTCAGATCCTAGGATCACCATTCTGGCTGCTAGTGTGACGGAGAAGCTCGAGCAAAACCGCTCGGTACAATTCGTATCACAGGACACAGCCAGCTGGACAATGTCCGGGGAGGGTAATGTCGTTTCTGACAGTACCTTTACATATACCCGTACAGTCTGGCACCCTTCTGCACTTGATGCAGTAGGTAAATCCGATCTGGCTAACCTAGTCAGTGACTCCCTAAAAATTGCGGATCTCGTTACACTCATCTTTTCTAGACTGAGATAATACGAACCGCATAACCCTAAAGGTGTGACTATGTCATTATCTACTTTTGCTCCCAACGTTGGGGGCACCACTAGCACCGCTGGTGGCTCTGCTACAAACCTGATTCAAAAGAGTAACAACGGCAAGAAAGCCGAATTTATTCTTGATGATGGGGCAACGTATCTGCTTCAGACCGAGATTGATTTCTCGATTGTCGAGCCAGTTATTAAGCCAGCAGCGCCAAACGGTTATACTCAGAAGCGGAACACTGTGTTCGTCAAGGTCCCGAAGGTCCTAGCTAACACAAACCGCACTGTCAACACCTACAAGCTGGAAACAGCTGTTGATGTTGAGACCTCTGAAGCTGAATTCACTGCCGGACTGAATCTTCTAGTCCAGGCTGTGGTTGACGCTGCTGTTGCAGACTTCCGCAACAAACAGAGCATCATGTAATGGGTTTTGAGCTAATTCTAGCCTCATTTGTTATCTGGGTTATCCAGAATCAGGTGTGGCTTGATGGGGTTCTCAACCTCCCGTTTTAACCTAATAGGAGACATCCTATGGTTGCTAGAAAGAAACAAACCCGCTCTTTCTGTCCTGATGAGATTTCAACTCTAATCCATCAGGCACTGGAACGTGATCTAGGGCCGCTCTTACAAGAGTATAGTGGTCCTGGGCTTGCGCACCAACATGCAGTGCAGAGTCAGGTGGACGAGCTTCGCAAGAAGTATTGTTCGCCTACTCAAGACAAGGAACGACTAACCCGTGAATGTTTTGACTCCTTCTTGAAGGTGAATGAACATATGCGGTCTGTCAATTCACACATTAAGGCCGAAGTGGCCAAGATGGGATCGCGCTTAAACACGCAGTCCGGTGATTCCGCCCTCTCAAAACTTTTGAGGAGGATGCGTAGCATTTGCTACCAGGTCTTAGGTGATTTTGATACTGATTCGTGGGTACGGCATTGCCGCCACTCCACCGGTTCATCCATTGGTGTCCCATTCCGGGATACATCTGTGGAACGGAAGTTTGAATTTCCGATCTCATCTACTGCTCGCGCAAGTAAATACTTCAACTATTACCTCAAGCACGATTCGCGCTTGAGGCGAGATGTCTGGCAGCGGAATCGCTGCACTCCGACCCTTGAAACTAAGGATTGGTTAATGTTTGACATAGTTGAAGGTTCACGTGCATCTACTGTCGACAAGACAACCGAAAAGCGTCGCATGATCTGTGTGGAGCCCACTGCCAATATGTTTTTGCAGTTGGGCGTCATGGAGACCATGTACGATTTATTAAAAATGGTTGGCTTGGACGTAGAGTCACTCCCAGAGCTTCACAAAGTACTTGCTATGCGGGCATCGTTAAGTGGCGATAAAGCCACGATCGATTTCCGCTCGGCGAGCGACTGTGTGTCGTATGAGCTACTTCGGTATGTATTACCTCCGTCGTGGTTTGCAATCATTGACGCTCTGCGCTGTCGCTACACCATAATTGATGGAGTACGGCACGAGCTTCATATGGTCTCTTCCATGGGGAATGCAACAACTTTCCCTCTGGAGACTCTCGTCTTCTGGGCCCTTGGCCATGCTAGCCGTTACGAGGACAACTCCAACCGCCTTCTGCTTGATGCAGAAGAATTCGGTTTGGTGTCTGTCTTTGGTGACGACTGTATTGTCGAAACTGCTGATGCTAAGAATTTCAAAGCAGCGGCAGAATCTGTAGGCTTCTTTGTGAACGAGGAGAAATCCTTTTTTTCCGAGGGACCTGGGTTCAGAGAATCATGTGGCGGGGACTACCTTAACGGGTACCCTGTCAGGCCTTTTTGTTTAAAGGCCCCACCACAGGTGCGAATGTCCCATCTTGAACCTTGGCTGTACACAATGATGAATCGGCTGACCGATAAGTACATTCAGTACTTCGGAGCCCTCACATATGTGTATGACAAGGAGCTTTTCAAGGTGTTCGCGCTTTTGTTTGAGAAGCACAAATTAAAATTGCGATTTGTGCCTCCGGACTATCCCGATGATTCGGGCCTGCAGTCCCTTGACTTTTATCGGATCCTAGACTATGGTTTTGCCACGTCGAAGATTTCCCGATCGAATCAAGGTACTTTCAGGTTTAACTATAAACGGTTCGTCTACTCCTCGGATGAAAATTCTTGGGATGGAGATCTCCGGTATCACCTCAGACTTAAGCTTCTGTCTGCGGGTATCGGTGATCTTGGCGTTTCTTCCTGTAATGCTACCCAGCATTTAGGGAAGGCGCCGAGAGAACTTAAACATAGTTACCGGTCAAAAGAGAACGGTGGATATGTAGATGCAGTAGGGTACACAAGCCATTGGTTTGTGCCTAGCTTGACCAGACGCTCTAACACGAACACCCAGTTAACACTGGTTGCTAATGGTGAGCGCCCGAACAAGCAGCGTCGTCGACGTCCTACTCCAAACACTAGATCTAGTTTAACCCGGCTTGCCGGATAACTAGCTTAAGTTACACTAAGAT